TGGGCTAGTGCATACATGCTTGCTCTGATCGATACGCCAAAGCGTGCTAAGTTGTTGGGTGGTGCACGTACTAAAAGCAGAATGGTGGATTATGACCCTTATTCAAGCAAATAGGGTTTGCCATGCTTCCAGCGGAACAATCAGGTGATGTAATACTAGCAACTAATCACAGCGTGGCTGAATTAGAAAGCCTTCTGCTTACTATTCCACAAGTTGACTTATCAACTTCAAACCTGATTCATGCAGGCATATGCGCACGTACAATCTTCATTCCTGCTGGCACGGTGCTAACTGGTGCGCTAACTAATATCGATAACATCTGCATTACATCTGGTGATATTACAGTAACAACAGATGAGGGAACAGTTAGATTTACTGGATACCACGTATTGCCAGCTACGAAAGGGAATAAGCGTGCTGGTATTGCTCACGCTGATACATATTGGACTACCGTTTGGAAAACTGATTTAACTGATATAACAGAGATTGAGGACGAGATGACATGCGAAAGCGATATGCTTCAAAGCCGTAAGTCAAATAGTAATCAAATACAGCATAGTCATTTTGACGCGATAGACGAATTGAAGGGGGTTAACTAATGTCTTTTGCAATTGTTGCAGTAGCCGCCGTTGCAGTTTCAGCATATAGCGCGTTTAACCAGCCAAAACCGCCAGCACCAATAGCCCCACCACCTATGCCACAAGCCTCGCAAGCGCCTAACGCCCAGGGCATTGCGCGCGGAATGGCTGGATCTGGACAGGCTGGCGGTTCGCCAGGAGTTGGACAAACTATGCTGACTGGCGCTGGTGGCGTTGATCCGAATACATTAGCACTTGGCAAGAATACCCTGCTAGGTTCATGATATGGCGGATATAACTCCCAAAGAAAAGATACTAAACAGGTATGGACAGTTAAAGACTGAACGTGCCAGCTGGATAGCGCACTGGCAAGAAATATCAAGCTATCTGCTTCCTCGCAATGGTAGATTCTTTGTTCAAGATCGTGACCGAGGACAGCGCCGTAACAACGCCATTTACGATAGTACAGGCACTAAATCCCTGCGTATCCTTGCCGCTGGCTTAATGGGCGGCTTAACCTCCCCCGCCCGCCCATGGTTCAGACTTGCTGTATCTGATAGCAAGCTGATGAAGAATGCGGGAGTTAAGATTTGGTTAGATGATTGCACAACCAAGATGCTGGATATATTTGCAAAGTCTAATACCTATCGCGCACTTCACGGAATGTACGAAGAGCTAGGCGCATTCGGAACATCGGCTTGCATCATGATGGAAGATTATGATTCAGTTATCCGTCATTACCCGCTAACTGTCGGAGAGTTCTGCATCGCTACCGATTACAGGGGAGACGTATGCACGCTATATCGTGAGTTCCAGAAGACGGTAAGCGAGATTGTCAAAGAGTTCGGTTATGACAACTGCAGCAATGCAGTGCGCAACATGTACGACCAAGGGCAGCTTGACCAGTGGGTAACTATCATCCATGCGATTGAACCGCGCGAAGATAGGGACCCTAGTAAGTTAGATTCTAAGAATATGCCGTGGTCAAGCGTCTATTATGAACTTAGCGGCGGTACCAACAAGCCGTTACGCGAATCAGGTTACAAGAAGTTCCCTGCGCTATGCCCTCGATGGGGTGTGGCTGGTGGTGACATCTACGGTAACAGCCCAGGCATGGAAGCGCTAGGTGACGTGAAGCAATTGCAGCATGAGCAACTACGCAAAGCGCAGTGCATCGATTACCAGACTAACCCTCCGCTTCAAGTGCCAACGTCAATGAAGAACCGTGATGTTGAAACTTTGCCTGGCGGTATCAGTTTCGTAGATTCTGCCAGCGCAGGCGGCGGAATTAAAACTGCATTCGATGTTCAGCTTAATTTAGCTTATCTGCTTCAAGACATTCAGGATGTGCGCGGGCGTATTAGCAGCGCGTTTTACTCAGACTTATTTTTGATGCTGTCACAAGACCAGACTGGCCGCATGACTGCAACCGAAGTGTCAGAGCGTCATGAAGAGAAGATGCTTATGCTGGGTCCTGTACTTGAGCGACTGCACAATGAGCTGCTTGAACCTTTGATAGATACTACGTTCCAGATCATGCTTGATGCTGGCGTTGTGCCTCCTCCCCCGCCCGAACTGCAAGGCCAAGTATTGAGCGTTGAGTTAGTTAGCATGCTGGCTCAGGCACAACGCGCTATTGCGACTAATGGAATTGATCGATTTGTCGGTGGTCTTGAAAGTATTGCTCAGATTAAACCAGAAGTCCTGGACAAGTTTGATGCAGATGTCTGGGCGAACGATTACGCAGATATGCTCGGTGTTGACCCTACGATGTTGGTATCTGATGAGCAAGTAGCAATGGTACGTCAGGCACGCGCGCAGGCACAGGCTAAAGCGCAACAGTCAGCCATGGCTAATCAGGCTGCTGATACTGCTCAGAAGTTAGGATCGGTAAACACCACAGGCGGAAATGCTGCAAGTGATGTGATGAATATGTTTAGCGGATACAGTGGATAAAGGAATGATATGAGTATGGTAAGCATGAAAATACCTCGAGATGATAGTTATGGTGAAATTGCTGCATCTAGTAATCATAGCTATGGATTACGAATATGCTTGAATGAAGCCCAGTGCGAGGCGCTTGGCATTACTACGCCACCTGCAGCAGGTAGCAAAATGAACATCAACGCCGTGGCCTTCGTAGCAAGTGCGACGCAATCGGTTAAAGATGATGGCGATGATGCGGGCAACGATGTGTATCTCGAATTGCAGATTACAGATATGGAATTGAGTACAGCCAAAGGCGTAGAGCCATCGACAATGTTATACGGGAGCAGATCATGAGTGGATATGTAATTCAGAAGTTATCAGGGCTATTTGACGGTATCAATGGCGCGTTTAAGGGTTTCTTACTTCCTAACGGCAAGGAATTTCTGAACGCTTATCCGTATATATTAGCTCAGTCTGGTACACCCGTAGGGATTGCGAATAACGGTACAGTTGCAACTAACGGGCAGATTACGCTAGGCACAGCATTACCACGTATCTATTCATCTGGTATCTGGTTATATCTACCAGCTGGCGCGGTATCAGGTGGAGCTGCTGGCTTGTACTGGTGTGTTATGTCCAGTACGACATTTGGGCAGGTTTACACTAACTTTGCTGATACTTCGCAGACATTCATTCCATATATACCAACTGGAACTTTGGTAAATGCTGTTGGCAGCAATGCGGCTTATACACAGATAACTGGTGCAGATATTGTATTAGCAAACGTAACTTTACCAGGTGGTTCACTAGGGAATAATGGAGCTGTTTCTGTAATTGCATCTGGACATATGGCAACAGCGGCAGCAGGCAATAAGTATGTAAAAACTTTCTATTCATCAATCCCATTTTGGCTTAATCAAGTTACGGGTACTTCAGGTAATTACAAGTTTAGTTTATTTGCTGGTTTTATGAATTGCGGCATCACAAACTCACAAGTAGAAACTTCATCCGACTATTCTTGGGGTAATGGCTCACTGACTGGAACTTTGACAAAATTTACCATTGATTCAACAGTTGACCAACTACTCAAATTAGTAGCAAACATTCCTAACGCAACTGAATCAATCATATACGAAACCATAAGCATTGAGGTACTCCCATCATGATAACTGAATACATTACAGATTCTCCCGAAGCCCTAGCTGCAATTGCTGATATGTCACATCCTAAAAACGTGATGATTAACGGCTCAGTAACTCAAGTAATGACTGGTGATGACTACGTTGCACCAATACAAGCTGGTATTAGCGTATCTGCTTGGCAACTTCGTAAAGCGCTTAATCAATTAGGCTTACGCGCCGCAGTGGAAGCTGCTGTTGCTGCATTGACCAATCAAGACATTAAAGATGGGTGGGCGTATGCAGGTACTTTTAACAGTGATGACCCTTTAGTTGTGACAATGGGTACAGCCCTTAGTCAAACACCAGCCCAGATGTATTCCTTATTTGAGCTGGCTAGTACGTTGTGACCAATAACTATTCCCACTTATAGAAATGAAATGTTACTACTATGATTAAGGTAGGAGTTATAGGATACTCAGCACAAAAGTTTGACATATCAGAAGCTACACGTCTGCTTGAGTCTTCACTAAAACCAATCAAACAAAAGTATGACAAAGACGTTGAATTAGTTTCAGGACTTACTTATTTAGGCATACCAGCAGTTGCATACAGGCTTGCCGAGTCTTATGGTTGGTATACTGCTGGTGTAGCTTGTGCTAAGGCTACAATGTATGATTGCTATCCAGTTGAACGCCAACAAATTGTAGGTGCAGAATGGGGTGATGAATCTGTAGCTTTCCTATCTCAACTAGATATACTTGTGCGCATAGGCGGAGGTAAGCAGTCTATAGCAGAAGCACAAGACTTCAAACAAATAGGTAAATTTCTAATTCAGCACGACCTGCCACCAATACCCTAAGCACATGAGTTTCAATTAGCCCAGGGTGGTGCACGTACCAAGATAAGCACAGTATAAAGTAACCACATGAATGAATTTGACCCAACCGACATACAGGCGCAAGCGCGAGCTAAAGAAGATGCAACTGAACGTGCAAAGCTAGCGGCGGTTGATGCAGGTAATGATTTTAAGTGGTTGATGATTAACAAACGTGGCAGGCGAATTATATGGAGCTTACTTGAAAAAACAGGCGTATTTAGAACAAGTTTCACAGGGGATAATGCCACGTTTTTTAACGAGGGTCAACGGAATATAGGGCTTATGCTTATCTCAGATATACATGAGTATTGCCCTGAAATGTATTTAACCATGCTAAAGGAACGAGCAAATGGCTGAAGAAGCAGCAGTAGCAGCAACAAGCGCAGCGCCTGCAACAAGCGAGGCGGCAACCGCACCAGTTACAACTGAAGCTCCTGCTGCATCATCTGCACCTGTAGATAGCGCAGCTATTACAACTGAAGCTGCTAATGTAGATGGCGATGTAGTTAATGCTGATGATAAAACAGATACAAGTAGGGCCCCTGAGAAGTACGAATTCAAAGCGCCTGAAGGTCAATCGTTTGACGCTAATGTACTTGCTCAGTTTGAAGAAGTAGCACGTGAGATAAACTTGCCTCAAGCTGAAGCGCAAAAAATGCTAGACAAAATTGCACCAGCACTGGCGCAGAAACAAGCTGACATTATCAAGGCAGCGCAGGATGAATGGGTAGCCAACACCAAGGCTGATAAAGAGATCGGCGGTGATAAGCTCGATGCGAATATATCAATCGCAAAGAAAGCGCTAGATACCTTTGGTACACCAGCTTTGCGTGACTTGCTCAATGATTCAGGATTGGGGAATCACCCTGAAATTATCAGAGCGTTTTACAAGGCTGGTAAAGCGATTAGCGAAGATTCATTTGTACCAGGCGGAAGTAAGCCAGCTGGTAATTCCGATCAATCACTTGCATCAAAGTTGTACGGGTAACAGGCAGTAAACTAACGCTCTAACGCTGTGAAGCGCTGAGCACCTTTAATTCTAACACCGTGATGGTGCTGAAGGAGTAATACGATGGCAACACTGGCAACGACTCAATTAACTCTTGCAGACTGGGCGAAACGTCAAGATCCTGACGGTAAAGTACCCGTCATAGCAGAGTTGCTTTCTCAATCAAACGAAGTCCTCGAGGATGCTGTATTCGTCGAGGGTAACTTGCCAACAGGCCACCGCGTGACAATCCGTACAGGCTTGCCAACCGTTTACTGGCGCTCTCTGAACCAAGGCGTACCACGCTCTAAGTCAACTACTGCACAAGTAGATGAATCTGTCGGCTTGCTCGAAGCGTACTGCGCAGTCGATAAAGATTTGGCTGAGTTGAATGGCAATACCGCAGTATTCCGTTTATCTGAAGATAGCGCGTTCCTTGAAGCGATGAACCAGACTCAAACTCAAACCCTGTTCTACGGTAACCCTGCAACGGATAACCGTCAGTATCTTGGCTTGTCAGCACGCTTTGGCGCAATAGCTGGTGCAGGTAACGCGACAAACATCTTGGACGCTGGCGGTACTGCCTCTAACAACACATCAATCTGGTTAGTTGTATGGGGTGATAACACTGTATTCTGCCCATTCCCTAAAGGTTCAAAGGCAGGTTTGATACACAATGACCAGGGCGAGTTAACTGTCTATGACGGTAACGGCAACCCTTACCAGGCATTCCAGACCCATTACCAATGGAAGAATGGTTTAGTCGTTAAAGACTGGCGTTATGTTGTGCGGATCGCCAACATCAATACCACAGACTTGACAGGCCAATCAAATACACAATCAAGCACAGCGGCAACACAAATCATTAACTTAATGAGTCGCGCAT